GCCTGTTATCATTGATCTTTGACTTTGATCAAATGGAGAGAGTCCTTGGTTTTCTTGTATATTCTCTAGTGTATTATACCCTTCTAGGCCAACATTGGCAAAGCTTGCCCCCGGATATATAGGCCTAGGTTTAAGAGTATTCAGGGTATAGTCATAGTCTGCTATCTGCTGTGGTTCAGAAGAAGGAGGAACTAGTCTGTTACCCAAGGCTGGCATTGGAATAGGAACAGATATAATAGGAGAAAGCACAGTAGATTGAGAAGATATACTCTGCCCCTGTCCTCCTGCACCCATCATAGATAGTAGTGTGTTCATATCATAGTTCATTTAATTTAAATCCGTCCATCCAATAGTAGTGCTTGCAACACTTACATAACCTTTAAACTTACCTGTTTTTCTTTCATAGACAATATCACCTGCTTGAGCTTGACCTAACTCTCCAAAAGAAACTGCTCTGTTTATTCTAAAAGTTCCTCTTCTCTCTTGATCTAGGTCTCTGCTGTCTAGCTCTGCAACCAAACCATCTGCCCACTGGCGAACCACGGTGTACATCTCTACTAACTCTTCGTCACTTAGATTATAGAGCACAGGTATTGTTGGGTAGGTTGTAGCCACTATCTTAGTCCATCATCTTGAATGTCTAGTCTAAGCTCACCATATCTCCACTCAGTTCCAGTTGCATTGTTCTCCAGTTTAATTCTAGCTTGCCTACCTCTTGATCTAAACCTGACAGTTTCTGTAGACTGTGTAAGATTAAAAGGTCCCTTGGTTCTTAGTTGAGCGTTTGGAAACTCTTTGGTTTGAATTGTAAAAGATACTTGCCCATTGTTGATGGTCATATCAGGTATAAGTCTGTCAACAAAAAGCATCTCATTACCATCACCTATGCCAAAGTCAGCAGACTCAATGAAAGAATCTAGTTTAAGTCCTTTGGCTGTAAAAACACCCGGAGGTTCATTATCATATATTCTGGTGGTGCCTACAGATGTACCAGTGGTGATCACGTTATCAAACGTGCTACTGTCATTCCACGTTGTCCAGATAGCCTCACCATAGACCCAGTAGTTTTCTTCCATTGACCAAGACACATACCTGTTACACTCTGTAGAATTAGCAGAGGGGTATAGCCACGTTACCTCTTTAAACTCAGAGTTCAGCCCACAAAATATCTTACCTAGTTCAGATGTGTTGATATCATCATAGACATATCTTCTCACTGTGCAGTCTAGTCTTCTGACTCTGTTACCATCTAGAACAAAGAAGTTATCTCTGCCCATCCACACAGGCACACCGTCCATGTCTATGCCACCATGTTGACTTACACCACCACAACCTGTGCCTAGTTCAGTAAAAGAAAAGATAAACGGTGGGCCTGTAAAGCGCATACCGTAGAGAACTTCATCTGTAAGAATAGCTATCTGGTTACGTGATCTGATGCCCTGTACAATCACTGTACCACCTGTTAAATTATTCTCTCCAGAGGTGGAGCTAATAGAAGGGGTCCAGTTATTATAGTTGTTTTGATCTGACCACCTGACCAGAAGAGGTTCTTTTGTACCTGCTATGTTAGAACAACCAAAACAAACAACGTGTCTGTCATTAGGAGAGACAACAAAACTGTTTGAACTGACAGGTGCATTGGTAACAGTATTTGCTCTGACACTACCACCAGATGTTGGGAACCACTGAAAAAGGCCACCACCTCTTCTGTTTGCCAGTAGTATCTCACCAAAGTTATCCAGTGTCCAGTTGGCAGCTTCAAACTCAATACCAGAAGATGCAGCTGGTGAATTCCATGTTCTAAAATCATCAGTAGAACTAGCAGAGACAAGAAACTGTGCTGTGGCTAACCCTGCTCCTGCGCTAGTTGCCGCTGCATTTACCAAAGAATTAATTGTAAAGGTATTTGCAGTTTCTACAGATACCACTTTAAATATAGGACCACCAAATGTAGAGCTTGTCAAAACTATATTACCACCAACTGTTGTTGCAGTGGTAAAATACACATAGTCATTTATCTCTAGATTATGGCTATTGCTGGTGATACTAACAGCAACTGTAGCTGCCACCACGTTTATCACACTGGTCAGAACCACAGAGGTAAGTGTCTCTGCATCATAAGATGCTGCACCGTATCCTGTGCCTGTGATACCCACAGAGGCACCGCTTCTGATTAGGTAGTGAGCAGTGGCGTGACCCGCTGCGCTCTGGTTAGAGGCAGCTGATGTAGAGGCGTTAAAGGCATAAGAGTTTGTTCCTATGACGCTGACTTCAAACATATTATTAAAAGAAAAGTCTGTGGCAACAGAGGAAGATGTAAACACTGCAAAATCACCAGAGGCTAGTCCATGGGCAGTATCAGATACACAAACTCTTACAGAATCAGTCTGTGTTCCAAAGGCATTGGTCAGTGATACACTGGCTCTGACAGGTGTAATATTAAAGACACCTCCATTGTTATAGAGGTACAGTGCTTTCTCTGTACCTATGGCCATCTGCTTCTGTGTTATATTATCCTGCCATGTAAGCAAATCTCTCCCAGTGCCTAGCAAGATATCAGGAGTTTTAGTTTGATATCCTCTGATATTCTCTGGCCTTTTGTCTCTAAACCTTACCCGGTTGCCGTCATACCAAGAACCTTCCTCCGCATACTGCGTAGATTCTCGGTGAATGCCCGGTCTAAAGTTAAGAGCTTTTGTCTGAGAAAGTGTAGACACTTATGACTCCTAGGTAGCAGTTGCCAGTGCTTTGACAACCACGGCTGTAATAGCAGTTGCTTCTTTTACGTTGTATACTAGAAGGTCTTTAGCCCCTGCATCAGTGCTAATTGTAGGTGCAGTGCCACTGACAAAGATATAAGCATTGTTAAAAGCTAAAGTCCTACTTCCAGTCCCATCTTGTGTAATATAGATGTAACCTGTTTGCCCCGGTGTTGCATTGGTGGGTGCTTCTAAAGTTCTATTACCAGCAAGTGTAAATGCAAAGTTGTTACCAACTCCCATGTCAATTGCAATAGAAGCTGCATCTGTAAGAGATGTTACATTACCTATGACAGGTGCTGTAAAAGTTTTAGCAGCAGTGATTGAACTAGCAACAGATGCTCTGACAAATCTAACATCTGCAGTGGAGACAGGTATAAGGTTTGTATCTGCAGTTCCAAAATCTAAATTAGCAGCTGTGCCCAGTCCTAGACCAACCGCATTGGTTTGATGAACAGAGACACCATCACAGATGAAGAAACCATTTGCACTGGTTCCTACAGTTGCTCCAGAACCTGCAAGAGTTTTAATAGTTATGGTGTTAGATGTAGGTGATGGTACAGATTTATTTCTGATAAAATAACTTTTTGATTGAGCAGGAAGTATAATATCATGGCTAGATGTAAGAGTACCAGTAAGCTCTATAAAGGCACTTCTAGCTTGATCAGATGCTCCATCCTCAGTTGTAAGAGTTACATCAGCAGCAGAGACAGTGACCGTGGTATAGGCAGCAATTGCATCATCAACAAGGTCAATGACATTCTGGTTTAAGATTAGCCCCCAAGAGTTAGGGTTAGCCCCATCTGCTTGCTTTTCTAATCTAATTCTAGATGTAAAAGTAGACATACTATTTATCCTTTACGTGCTAAGAAACTTTTGTACAACGGTGGAAGCAGCTGCTCCTATACCAGACGCTACAAGAAAGAACCCTACCAGAACACCTTTGCCTTTATCTAGCTGACTTTCTAACTGATCAAGACGCACAGTTAATCTGTCAACTTCTTTACTAAGTTGATCAACCGCTTGAAGCATCTTTCCTATTTCTACATCAGTTAGATCAGGCATTACTAAATTCCTTTATTTATTGCTGGCATTCCTCTTGCTACAATATAACCTATAAAACCATTATTTACTGGTGGTACTATTTTTAATATAGTAGTATTCTTTTTTTCATGATCTTTGTAATTTCCAAGAACTTCATCAACTACAAAAAGTACAGGTGGTCTAAGAGCAACACACTCTTTACCAATTCTTTTTTTTGTAACTTCACCTATAAACTGATTTCTACTTTTAGAATCAGCAAGTGCAAGTTCCATTATAGACTTTTCTTCTTTACAGATAAAAAAGGCTGCTACTTTATTACCCTTTTTCCAAACCTCTTCTGCTGTTACACAACTGGGCAGTATTGCAAAACAAGCAGCAAGAGTTAGACTAACTAATAGTTTCATTATTATATCACTTCCTCTCTAGGATTAACAGGCCATTCATCAAGTTCAGATGCTAATTTACCAGCATCTCTCATTTCTTCTGTATATACTGTCATAGCTTCAAGACCTGCAACATCTGACTTATTATCAATAGCAGTCTCTAGTGCAACAGCTTTTGCTCTAAGGTCTGTGCGCCACTTTGCAAGGTCTGCTGGCTTTACAGTGCCGTTGTCCTGTTCTCTGATGACAATCCAATCAGTTTGTGTTAGATAGCTGCTTAGTACACTAGAAACATGCTTCTTCATTGTAGCTTTAATATCATCAATATCTCTAGCAGTATTTGTTCTAGTAACAACAACTCTATCTGTCTCTACAACAGGAGCAGACTCAGAAGAAGTATAGAACATATTCTCTACTCTACTACCTTCATACTCATAAGGTACAATGCCAATGGCTTTACGCTCTTCATCTGTCCAAGCTGAACCAAAGATAGACTTAGGATATTGCACATTATTAATTGTCATGGCTTTTGGTTGGTGAATAATCTCTACCAACTGATTGCCCATAATTCTTGCCCACATAGTTTAGTTTCCTTTCTTGAGTTACCTACCATATATAGGAGGTAGCGTACCATTACCACCTAAATCTGCCATAGCCATATATATTATTGTATTACCATTACCATTAGGTGCGCTATCTCCCGTTAAAGGACGGAAAGCATCTGATAATATATCTATATCATAATCACTTCCACTTGCTGATCCTCTTGCAGCTTCTGCAATATTTAAATTAGGAAAAAGAAATTTTTCAGCAGTATTTGTTGGTGTTCTTGCTGTATCAAAAATTACCCAATCTCTAGCTACACTAATATTTTTTAACATAACCCATCTAGGTTTAAAGCCAAGTGTAACATATGGTGGTGCGGTGTCACTTCCGTTTCCAATATAACTTCCTACTTTACACACACCGGGAACACTTCTAAAACAATATGCAATCATGCCATTATTACTATTGCTTTGCACTGCTGCACCAAGTCCAATTAAGGTAGAAGACATTGCGGACTCATCCCATATCGTTGTACCTGCGGTTCCTTGAGCATTAGCTTCATTGATTTTTAAATGGTCATTATCACTTGTCATAAATTTATGATAAACAGGTTTGTTTTCTCCACTTTCTGCTCTGGCAATAGCTATGATAAATTCAGGTTCACCGCCCATTCCATGACCAACAGTAGCTCCAGCAGTTTCATTACCTGTCCAAGATACTACAGAGAAGTGTCCAGCATCTGCTACTAGTGCAGTGCTTGCTAAACTAGGAACACCTGTTGATATTGAACCTGCTCCAATAGAAGAACCTGTCGTAGCACTGTCTCCAACAAGCCACTGCCAGAGAACATAGCTTTCATTAGCAGTATTTACTTGTACATCATTACCAACCTGCACACCTCTCTGGAGAAAGCGTTGCACAGTATTCATATTAGTAGTTTCTGGTGTGGTAGTTGTACCATCCGTATGAACTTCAACACCAACTCCTCTGACTCTATCTACTAACACATGAGAGTCAGTAGCATCTCTATTTTTGATCCATGCCCAAGCTGTAAGTTTAGATGCAGTGTCGTCTAGGTTATCTTGGTTGAGTGCTTTTGCACCAGTGGGCGGTGTATGTTTAAATCTACCACCCGCAGCAGCATTCAGTGTAGTAGATGCTCCACCAAGCTCCATCTGCTGCCCAAAGTTAAATGTTCCCGGTCCACCACCATTTTCTGATGCAAAGGCAAAATTATAAGGACCGACTACACCTGTAAATGCTTGTCCTTGATCTGCGCCATTTTTATGAAAATTTATTGAACCTGTGTCAGTGTCAATTTCAATACCAATTACATCTCCAGCAGTGTAAGAAGCACCGTAAGTAGCGTATGCACCATTATTAACTTTTCTTCCATCAAGATCATACCCATAGGTATTACTATCTTGACCTAGATATCTATTCGTAGAAGACGGTGGATCACCACTTAAAACACCTACATGAAAGTTAGAAGTGTCAGAACCTACCAAAACTTCTGCAAAATAAATACCAGTGTTTTCCTGTAATCTAAATCCACTAAAGTTACTATATGCTTGTTGAAAACCAGAAGCAGACCTAACTCCTTGCAGATTACCTTGAGATACTGTTACAGGTGTACTGCCATTTGATATTACAGGATCAATAGTTGCAAAGTTTAAAGAAGGTGCGTCTATAACTTGATCATTTGTGCCAAAGTTATTCTCTGTCCAGTTGTGTCCTTCACCAGATGTGTCAGTTCCAGCCCCACTACCTGTTCCCGGTGCAGTGCCAAAAGCTAGTTTGTATCCGTTATTACCATAACTTCCAGTATATGCTTTTGCCACCCAACGGTTGGTACTTGTGTCTAACTGCCCAAAGTCTGATGCTTGTTTCTTTTCGCCATCTATATAATATACATTTGCAAGATAACCATCAAAATAAGCACCAGAGGTATACATTCGTCTGCCAATAACTTTTGCTTCAGTGTCTCTAGCTAATTTCATAACTTGACCAGATGATGGTTCTGTAGTAGTACCTCCAAGAGTAACAACTGTCTGCTCAACACCATTCACTTCAAGTTTGAATCTTGAGCCACTACCTGCGGTGCTATCAATTCCTATACAAACATTATACCACTGGCTAGAATCTGTAAATGTTGCATTAGTTTTTACACCAAAACCAGAACCATCGTTAGGGTCAGCTACCCAAATTTGTCCACCACCTGTACTATAATTGATAGCAATATATCCTTCATTTACCGTACCACTTCCTAAATTTGCGCCTGTAGATATAATGTATTGGTCACTTGTACTGCTACCGGGTTTAAACCAAAATGCAAATGTAAATTTTTTACCAGCATCAGCACCTCCAGTTGGAGTGGTATAAGTTCGAGTAAGGTAAGCACTATCGTCATCATTAAATATGATTGAGTTTGCCACAGTTTCTGAATCAGTGAACGGAACAAAGTCTCCTACTCTTTGCCCAGCACCATTACCTTCGTAGAGAGTAGCATCAAAGTAATCTATTCCTTGAAAGTCTGGTGCTGTTAGGTTTGCAGTATTAAGATTTTTAAAATTAGCATCATCTGGAGTGTAATCAAATTCTGCTGTAACATCAATTGCACCAGACGAAGAGCCATCTTCAATCATAAAACCAATACGACCTGAAAATGTTTTACTGATAGTACCTTGTGCTGACCCATTAATTAAAAATTCAACGGTGTTGTTATCCATGTCTAGCTCAACTTCAACGGTGTTGCCTGCCGAGACTGACGAACCATAACTTGAAGAACTGCTATCTACATATTTTTCCCCATCCATTCTCAGCCCAACACTGTCACTTGTTCCAGTAAATCCATTTGTAAAAGCGTTTGAACCTTCAATGTCATAAACGCCAATAACTGGATAAATTCCTCCAATAGTGTTTACAGTAAATTTTGCTGCATATTTTCCAGAACCAGCAGGAATTGTTAAAGAGCTTATTGCAGCGCCCCTGTTACTGCTACTAAATGCGGCTCGTAAATTTCCTTCAGTAAGCGTCGGTGCAACAAGATTACCACTTGTTGTTGGAAAAGGCATTTGAATTGGATTCCAAATTGCATAGGTATTACTAGGTGTATTTTCAGATTGATTAGCACTGCCCATACTTGTAGCTGTAAAGTCTTTATTATTACCACTAATATCATTACCAAGATCAGAAGGATCAGCAAAATCTAAACAAGCACTATTTCCACCAGCAGTAGTTGCTAGTGCAGCAATTTCACTGTCTTTCTTTGGAATAAACTGAGAACCGTTGGTCCCCATTGTAAACGTATCTAGAAAATCACTAACTGCAAAATCACCAGCTTGAATAGATTTTCCCTCTAGATAGCAAACCTGTGCATAGTACCCCTTATAAAAATAACCTAAAGATGGGTGGGTATTTCTGCCAAATCTTAAATCAACATTTCCAGTTAAAGACCCTCTTACATCTTGGTTATCTGGAACTGCTGTGAGAGAACCTGTTTGCAATTCACCATTAACATATAATTGTATGCGAGATGTAGTAGGTAAAACTGAAGTATTTGAGTTAAATGTGAAAAGCAGGTGATACCAGCCTATGTCTCTGAATACTCTAGTTGTTGTAATTCCTCCACCACTACTGCCACCAGAGCCTACAGAAAACCCAATTGTGTTAGCAGCATTAAGAGTGCATTGCGTCAGATCATTAAAAGATGCAATTCCCGTTGAAGTGCCAAGAGCAAATAATTGTTGCGCTCTTCCAAATTCATTAAAATTTACCCACATTGAAATGATAAATTCTTTTTGACCATCTGATGACAGAGTAAATCCTGTACGGTTGATGTCTTCATCAGAGCCGTTTAACCACACTGAATTACCAATCAGAGTAGGATCAAATGTTGGTGTTCCACTCTGACCTGCTGCTCCTAGAAGAATACTATTATTAAATACCATCTATGAATACGCCTTTGTTAGCACTGCGTGAACATCTGTAGATGTATGCACTATGTAGTCAATCCTGTCAATTGCTGCTGCATCTGTAGAAAGCACAGGTGCTTCTCCTCCAGCAAAATCCCAAGAAGTTCCATAAGCAAGTGTTCTAGAACCTGTACTATCCTGTACAACAAATATACTACCAACCTGTCCTGCAACACAATTATTAGGATTATCAAGTGTCCTGTTACCTGCCAGTGTCACGGTAAAGTTTTGCCCCACGTTAAAATCTACAGTTATGTTTGTACCATCTGTAAGTGCCTGTATATCAGCAACAGCAGCTTTCTCTATGTGTATGTCTTTACCAAGAAGATCATTTGTACCCACTGCCAAAGCACTGACATATACATCTGTAGCACTAAGCACACCTGTCATAGCACCACCTGCCTTTGGCAGCTGATTGCCAATACTGGCCGCTAAAGCAGAAGAAACATTGGCAATGCTAGTAGCCATAGTTGAAGAAACATTGGCAATACTTGTGGCTAAAGCAGCAGAGGTAGCAACAAGACGATCAGTGGTGGATGTGTGAGCAGCGTTAATAGAAGTTCTAGCATTTGTAAGTGTAGTGATATTAGTATTACTGCTATCTATGCTAGTTGCCATGGCAGCAGATACATTAGCAATACTGGTGGCCAGTGCAGCAGAGGCAGTGACAAGACGGTTGGTAGTAGAAGTATGTGCACTGTTGATAGAAGTTATCACTGTGCCAATAGAAGTTATTCTGGCAGATACAGATGCAACAGCTTCTGCATTTGGTATTGCAGTTCCAGCTATGTATATATTGGTAGCAGCGTATACATTATTGGCAGATACATTACCAGAGAACTCTGCTGCTACACCTGATACCTTTGTGGTGAAGCTACCTGTGGCAGCTACAAAGTTAGTTGCGCTAACAGAGGTGGTAAAACTACCAATAGAAGCTGTGACAGAGGAAATACTAAGATCAGGATTAACTTTAAGAGATGCACTGGTAGAAGCTGTGCTAACACAAACTCCTGCTTCAGTTATAATAAGAGTTCCGTTGGCATCTGTAATAGTTTCAAAAGAACCTGCAGCAATGTCATTTAACTGAGACACTGTGGCAGTGAGGACTGTACCGTTTACAGCAAACTGACCTGTGACGTTTAACTGTGCCGTGCTAAGTTGTAGAGGACCAGCTGTGCCACCACCGTCTTGGACAGTTCTCAGAGTTCCTGTAAGACCACTGTTAGAAGTAGCTGCATCTATCTTTAGCAGGTCTTTATATGTATTGGCAATGATTGAGCCTGTTAAATCTCCAGTCATACTAACCTACCTATATAAAATTCCATTTGCTTGTCTCTTCTTCCCACTTTGTGGTGGCAGCATTCCAAGTGATATTTCTCTCTGCATTATCAGGTGGTCTTGCGTCTCTGATAAACTCTTTATCTACTGGGAATTGTACCTTATTTTGTGGGTTGGTTACAAGATTAAAAATACCGTCGCTCTCTGACTTGGCAACTACTAGACCTGTTCCGGGTTCTTTGACTCTTTGGTCAAGAGGAAACCGAAACCCTGATCTATCACTGATAAAGAATGCTTTCTTACCTACCACTGTCTAGCACTTCCATCTTCTTCTGGCTTGTCTGAGTCTTGAGTTAGGATTCTTTGCAGCTTTAGGAAACTTCTTCATTTGCCCTGCGCTACGTGCACAGTAGCTCTTACGCCTTGCTGCTCTCTTACCAGTGGGTTTAGATTCAGTCACAGCTGTTTTAAGTTTACTTCCCGGGTTCTCTCTCCGGTACTTTGCCACCCCTTTCTTTGTCATGCCAGCACCAGATTTGGTAGGACGCTTGTGTCCACCCTTGATGGTGTGACCCTTCATTCCTTTACCAGTGGACTTTCTCTTCTTCTTCTCAGCCATTAGCTCTTCTTCTTTGCAAAGGTTTTAACATTGGTAGGTTTACCGCCTACACCCTGCTTGACTGATCTTTTTCTTTGCACAGCAGATTTCTTCTGCCCAGCTGTCATACGTTGTGCCTTGGCCAGCGGAACGCACTTGGGATACTTTCTCTTAGAACCCTTGGCAGACTTTCTACCACAGGGTTGAAACTTACCATTTTTCTTAGGAGCGCCTATGTCTACCCACTGTTCACTTACCCACTTTCTAAGACCACCTCCTGTCTTACGAGCTTCTACTTTTTTCTTTCGCTTGCCCTTATTTTTCTTACCACCGGGAGTAACCTTACCAGAACAAACAGCAGAGGCATACATATTAGCGTAAGCTGAAGGGTAAACATCAAACTTACGCTTGGCAGCTGCCTTACCTCTGGGACAAAGCTTACCCACGATTTCTCATCAGAGGTTTGAGCATTACTCTGCCTCCTGTTGCCATTCTAGCAGTTGCATCTTTGTCTTCTCTTAGTAGTTTAAAATCTTCTTTTGTAATTCTTCCATCTCCTGTGGCATCTATTTTATCTTGATTACCCACAAGCTCTTTAGATGAAGCTGTTCTGTTGATAGCCATTAAACACTCCCTAGTCTAGGGTTGATAAACAAACTTACACGTTCCTTATCAGCTTCCATGGCGTTCTCCAAAAGCTTTTCATAGTTAGCTTGAAGGAGTGTAATGCGGTCCATGGGGATATTTGGTCTTTTAAAACTAAGATAGTAGGCAAGACCTGCTGTAAGGCAAGGAAGAAATCTGAAAGGTACATCTGCATTTTCTAGTGCACTCTTATTAACATCTTTAAGACGCTTCATTCTGTAATGTCTAAAGGTATAAGTATCTGTAGAGTCAGGAACAGGAAAGAAGTATACCTTCATTGCATCTCTTCCTTTAAGAGTAGCAAACTGTGTAGGACGCCCTCCTGTTGTTTTATCTGTGATAGCCTCATATTCTTCGTAGGGAATACGTGTCATTTGAAAATCATTAGAGTTAGAAGACCTTCTGATATAACCACTGAGAACATCCACTGTAGAACTATCTAGTGTATACTCAGCTGTGCTTGTGCTTAGAGTGGTGGATGCTAGGTCTGTTCCCCAGAGAAGAACACCTCTGTTCTGCCAGTCAGTGAGAAGAAGATTAAGAGAACGTCTGGCAGTGATACCATCATTGCCTAGCTCTGGTTCACCACCTATCATGGCAAACGCTTCTTCTATCACCTCATCTATAAAGAAGGTGGTATCAAAGTCTGATGTAGTTGCAACTGCCATTTACCTGTTCCTCATCCATGCAGGTTTATCAGGAGAAACTCCTACCTTACCGCCTGCTTGTAAAGGCTTAGACTTCATATAGGGAATCCTTCTACCAGAGGGTAGCTCTTGTGTTACCTTAACTTTCTTTGCTCCAAAAGGTTTTACAGTGAGGTCATATTTTTCAAAAGCCATTAGGAATTGTACCTTCTCTTGTCTTCTTTTAAAATAGGCTCTGAACTTTGATGCAGCACTGTGTCTAGCTTAGAGTCCATTCTTTGTACTAAAGTTTCTACTCTGTTACTCTTGTCAATAAGAGAAATAATAATCTCATCTTGATGGTTCAGTGCTGCTGTGACATCTCTTAGGAGATAGTGTAAAAGTTTCCAAGCTGCTGCACCTGCTCCTATGGTGGCAACTATGGCAAGTCCGTAATCTGAAACTGCTTGAAACACACTGAAGTCTTCCACCATTTATATCCTTTCTATTCTTTGTTTAATTGTTTACAGTTACACTCCCCTCCATCAAGACAAGCACATTCAGTGCAACCTGTGCATTCACAAGAGGGGTTAGAACACACAACTTCTTTTTGATCCTCAGACAAGATTGCCACCTTTTCTTGCAGCACCATATCCCTGTCCCGTGGCTCTGCCTACCATGCCACCTGTTTTATAACTAGCAGCATCATAGTGTGCAGAATCTCTGTAACCTTTTTTTATCTCTTCTTTTGTAGCTTGCTTCTTAGCTTTCATAACAGCTTGTTTTTCAGAAGCAGGAACTTTTTTACCATAGCGTATTTCTTTATCTACTGCTATGACATCTCCCATGCCTGCTCTTCCTTTTTTAGTTTTTAGAGGACCTTTAGGTTTAAGAGTTGGTGTTCCACCTTCTTTTAATCCTTTTTGTTTCTTTAGTCTTCTTTTTCTATTATCATCGCCTGCTCTTTTTACACTGTCTCTACGCTCATCCTCCATCATATAAGCTCTTTTTTTCTTATCTGTTTCTCCTAATAAATCTGCTTTTAAAGTAGATTCTTTAAAAGATTGTTCTCCGGGGAGTCTATGTTGAGGTTTTTGATTATAGATCATACCTTTACCGCGTGGATCAGGCAAAAATGGAGCATCAGTAGTATCATCCTCTTGTAATTTACGAGATGCTCTGGCAAACTTATTAACTCCTGTAATACGATTACCTACTTTTTCTTTAGGCATTCTTCCAAGATTATGTTTATCACTTACCTTACCTGTTTTAACATAACCTCTTGGTTTAGTAGAAAAATTAGCCATAATTAAAATCCTCTCAGTGCTGCGCCTGTTCCTCTACCAGAGAAACCTGTGCGCTTGGAACGGTTGAGTCCTTGGGTCTTCATCTTACTTTTACCCGGTCTACCTCCCATTTGTTCTCCATCATGTTCTGGAAAATCTCTTTCAAAACCTTTTTGAGTTGCGTACTTTATTCCAAACTTTCTGGAGAAGTCTCCTAGACCAGTTCCCTCCTTACCATAGAATTTATAAAATTCATCCTTGGGAGCAGCTTTGCGTGGAGACCTTATATTAGTGTCATCTGCTAATTCATAGTCACTCATTTTGCGCGGAGACCTTATATTAGTGTCATCTGCTAATTCATAGTCACTCATTTTATTAACAGTAGGTTCTTTGTTTACAAGTGCTTTAGTAGTATCTGTTTTTTTATTATTAGGCATTGGGTCTGTAGAATCATATAAAGCTTTCCCAACACCTATATTAGCTGCTGTTAAACCTGCGAGTGCCGCTGTTTTTCCGGGGTTTTCTCGTATCGCTCTTCCAGTACCACCAACAACTTTTTCTACTCCAGTAGGTGCTCTAAACTTACCAGCCTGTCTAGTTCTTTCACCTCTGGATACTCTTCCTATGTTAGCTACTGATGTTCTAGGCGTATCAGTAGTAGGTTTCTTAGGTGTTTCAGGTTTAGGTGTCTTAGGTTTATTTACTCTAGGCGTCACTGGTTTTTTAGGCATAGGCGCAGAGGTAGGAGACGTAGCAGTGTTAGGCGTCTTACTTTGATTAGCAGCACGGTTTGCCCTACGTCTATTAGCACCTGTCATACGCTTTCCTACTTTAGATGCTGCTTTTGAACCTGCTGCTGCTACTTTTCCAGCAAGTTTTCCAGCAGCTTTACCTAAAAGTTTACCAGCAATAGGACCTCCTACCCCTGAAAGAGCTAGTTCTAGTGCTCCTTGTTTTTGTCTAGCAGTAGGAACATTTGCTTGACCTTTTACCTTTTGTTTCTTACCATCTCTAGTATATTTATAAGGGTCTTGTTTTGGTGCAGCTGCTGCTGTCATAGAAAGAGCACCAGAACTCCCTCCGGGAACATATCTTTTTTTATTGGCCATAATTAGTTACTCCCTGCTACAAGTGTATTAGGCCCACCTGCTGGGCTTGTGTTAGGTTGCATATCATCTTGTCTGCTTCTTCTTGCCCTGTTTCTGAGCCTGTCTATCTCAGTGGTATACTCTTGTTGAAAAACTGGAACAGTGTTAAAGCTTTTCATAAACATAGAAGCTTCTACCATTGTAGCAAAGAAGAGTGCATTTTCACAATTGTCTGTAAAGTAATTAGTTGGGTTATCACTTGTGATAGCAGAGATTTCTGCAATGAACCCAATCTCAGAGTCTATGGTAGCAGAAGGTGTAGGTGCCACACGAATCTGTGTATTGGTTTTAAACCCGTAGTATCTGGGTGTGCCAGTAGATGCAGAGACAGGCCAGTAATCTATAAGATATTCGTAGGGTCTAATTTTAAGCTGTGTCTTTGCTCCACCTGCCTCTATGGCAAAGGTCTTGATAATCTCTCCACCAGAGGGTACAGATACTTCAGCTGTTCCAGAAGATACTGCTACGCTAGAATAAGCTACAAGACCCTGATCATCTAGATCATTCATCATACGGTCTTGCGCTCTCTGCACCATATCAGGCAGAGCACCTACAAACTCAGGTCCATCATTCTCCGAAGCTGCTATTACTGCACTGACAAGTGTGATATAGTTCATCAGCGTTATCCATAGTAAAGATAGATTTTACCAGCATTACTTATGCCTGCAACTGATACATTACCATCACACCTAATACCATCATCACCAATATATACATCATCTCCTGTGTTAGCTGCAAGTACTGGTTGTTTAATAACAGGACCTTTTTGATCACCTACTACAATTTCAGAGGCAGCCGTAACAGCATAAACGTATGATCTAATTCTAGTATCAGAAACAGTAACACTAGAAGCTATATCTAAAAAGATACCGTTACCTCCTCCACCTCCAGCAACTTGAGCAACTCTAAAAGTAGTTGTCATTTACATTCTCCTAATTTATCCGTAGTAAACGTATAGTTTACCAGCAGTCGCCACAGATACCGCAATCTTTGTTCCTTTGTGCGCTCTAACTCCATCATCGCCTATGTAAATAGAACTTCCTGTATTTCCTGTTAGCACAGGTTGTTCAATTAATAGACCATCTGGTACATTAGCTGCATTTGCTTCTACAATTCTTATTGTTTGAGCAGTAGTAACTGCATAAGTGTATGCTCTAATTCTAGTATCAGACACAGTAACACTGGTGACTGCATCTACCAATATACCGGGACCACCTGCTCCACCTGTTACTTGGGCCAGTCTTAAAGTGGTTGTCATTTAATTATCTCCTAAAAAAATAGGGGAAGACCTATGTAAGATACTTCCCCTATTATAGATCAATGCTTATATCTTTCCAAGGTGGTAACTTATCTTTCCACCGCTGCAAGAATAAAGTCAATTGTCATGGTTTTAGCAACTGCTTCACCGTTCTGAATACCAAACGAGATCGTTAGGTCTTCATCATCAGGTGCGTTGGTGGTGCCAGTGATTTCACCAACCTGTACATCATCCTGATAAACGCGGAAGACAGCGCCACCCGTGGCAACATCCAGAGGATCATACTCAAATGAAAGCGTTACAAACGTATCGTCTGCTATTGCATTCATCTCTAGAACGCTCAGAGTAGAACTATTATCTTTCTCAATGATAAAGTCAGGCTGTGTATCAGCATCACCTTTGATGAAGAAGATACCGTCTGTAACGTCAAGAGAAGTCGTATCAGTGATCTGAAGACCCATGACAAGGTCCGACTGTGTTGCGTCACTGACCTTAAATCTAGAAGAGAAGAACATTCTCTTTGTGGAGTCAAACTTAAAAGCTTCACCCTTTAGCTGGAAAAAGTCTAGATCATTGTCTGCATTATCATTGGTGATCAGGAGTTGACCACCTGCGCCAGAGGTGATTGCCTCAGAGGCATTACCAGAACCAGCTTCAGTGGTGGTGATGGTGTAGATACCAGAGTGGTACTCAAAGAAATCATCGAAGTACGTGTAGTACTTTGAGGGGTCTAAATATGGATAGTTAAAAAGGGGATGACCCTTTGTTCTATTAGAAATTCCGTTTGGGAAATGTGTAGGCATATTGAACAGTCCTTTCCTAGACCAGCACCCGAAGTGCCATTCAACTATGTTAAAGAAGAAAAAGTAGTGGAGGAGCTTTTTATAGCCCCTCCACCATAGAATGCTTTAGGCACCCTGTGAACCGAAGAATCCTCTCCAGTCTGAGAAACCAAAGCTGTAACGCTCTCTGGCCTTGAAACGGAGGTTGCCCGTGTCAAAGTCAGGTTCCATCTTCGTGGCAAGCGGCGCTCTTACAAACATCTTCGTTCCGTTAGGAACGTCAGTCTTGATGAAGAACGCATCCGCATCTTGGAAACGCTTGTTCACAAAGTAACCATTGGGGATCATCCCTTGGTTAGCAATGGAGTTGATATTGTTATCAGCCGTGTTAGGTTGATACGGGCTGTTCAGCACACGGTCTGCCGTGAACTGGTTTCCCGGCGCAATGTGGAGCGATACCGCATTGGAACCGATCAAGATACCCCGATCATCTTTCATCGTCTGAATGCCAATTAACGCAGTTTCCAGCGCAGCTTCCGAGAGGTCAACCGTACCGGCAGTGCCGATCAAGTTGCTCTGGTTGCCGTCACCCACCGTGGGGTGACTTGCACTGAACAACGGCTGTCCATCACCGCCCGTGAAGGCTGTGTTGAAAGCGTTGTTGAAAACATCAGCAGCTTTGGTCTGCTTGGTGCTGGCCATGGAACGGGCAAGCCCTCTGGCACGCAGCTTGGCAAACGTGTCATACAGGTTGTCTTCCATTGCCTCTTCCGTAACAGCGAAGGCAAGGCTGATGGTTTCGTGCGTGTAGCGAGCCGTGAAGCTCTCCTGTGCATTGTCATACTGGACAGCGGCACCTTCACCTTTGACAGGTGCTTTACCGAAACCAGTGAAGAGGACTTCTTCCTCAAATGCACGGTCAGAGTTCTCTACCTCAAAGAGAACGCTGTATTCATCTGCAACTTCTCCATACTCCATACCGAAAACGGCATTGAGTCCCGGCAGAAGCTGCTTGGCAATACTAGCTCTGTTAATAGCCATTGTCTAAGCTCCTTTCAGGTTACGCGCCAGATGACACACGGGTCAACTGGTGGTGGATAAGTTGAACTTCAGCAACCGGGAAAGCACGTTCCACCGAAACATTGATGTCATTACCGGGAACATCAACGAAATCAATAATACGGAACATAGCTGCCACACCAGAAGTTCTGGACGCAACATCAAGGCCAAACCCTGAACGACCAGTGAAGGTAGAACCTGCACCTCGGGTCACTTCAAAGTTGAACTCCATGATATCGCCAACAGAAGAACTGGCATCACACTGAATTTCAAACGTAGCGTGGGGATCGTCAGCAACAATCGCGTAGGCATTGCTGGCAGAAGTTCCCGTGGGCCAATGTTTACGGAACTTTGGCTCACCGTCTTCTTCGTAGAAGCACCCCATGAAAACCCCAATGGGGTGATCAGAAGCACCGCTGTCATTACCAACAACAGAAACAAAACCTTCTCTTACGTGGACCAGATCACCCGTGAACATGCTACCCGCCGCAGCTGATTTGATGCGGTAGTTTTTCGTCTTCAGGGTGTTGGCACCACCAGAGTACCGACGCGAAGGAGTGAGACCATTAAGGGCTTTTGTAGTAGTCATACTACCATCTCCTTTCCTTTAAAGATGAGTAGAATAAACAGCAGTCTGTTAGTTTTGGAACTGTGGCATTCTACCCTTGGTTACACTAGATTTGCTATTATTTGAAATGGGCATTCTAGAATCAGAAGCTGCCATCAGTTGCTGATTTACAGCGTCCATCATGGCGTTTGCCTTGTCCTGATAATAATCATTTCTGGCCTTTGCTTTACCACGGGGCATCTTGGCAAGAGCGACATCCCCCCGTACAACACAATTTGAATAGCGACCAGCATCTAAAACAGTTGCAGAATGTAACATTTCAGGAACTTCTTCCGGGGTTACAAATACCCAACCTTGACTCATTTTGTTGCCTACGTTCTTGTAGTCATCTTCACCTTTGAGGGAGATGCGTATCCAACGGAGAACCATGTCTTCATTGGTGAATCTGTCTACAACAGGTTCGGGAACATCTAGCCAGTTAGGCTCAGTATATGTATATTCTTTCGTTTCAGTTTCCCTAGTTTGAGTTGCTCTACTACTTGTTTTACTCATCTTTAAACGCTCCTTTGTTTCTTTTATTACGCGCTAAACTATCTACCGATAGGTACATATTCACCTGCTGCACGGTCTGCCCGTGCTTTTTCAGCAGCATACTTCTCAAGAGGTATATTCCACTTCTGTGCCATTCTTACGTCTTCTTGAGTAAGCTTGACCTTTTTAGAGGATGAGTTGGTAGGACTGCGCGACTGCCCTGCCACCACCTGTTGAGTAGCTCTTTGAGCAGGAACTTCCTGTTCTACAACCTGTTGGTTGAACTTGTGAGGAAACTCCTGCCTCATTCTTGAATCCACCTCTTGATAAAAATCAGGAGATGCTGGATTATAACCTTCTTCTTTTAACTGAGCATCAATTGTTAAAGCTGCCACAGTCATAATGTTGTCTGAACCAAACCAATTATTTTCAGGCTTTTGACTCCACTCCACAGCCATAGGATCATATTCACTTGTATCTGCCTGCTGCTGCTGTTGTGTTTGCTGCTGCTGTTGTCTCTGAGCCTCTCTTACCTCTAGTGTTCTTTCGTACTGAGACAGTTGGTTCTTGTTCTGTTCAATGTTGTTTAGCTCTACCTGCGTCTGATTTAGAAGCTCTTGAGCCTTCAACATATTTTCTTTATCACCAGAATCATAAGCAGTTAGATAGGACTGCTTTGCTAACTCTGCTTGCTGCTGTAGTTGTTTTGCAGACTGGTCATAGTTGACCTTGTGCATATCTACAGCATTTTTATCTCTTTCTGTAACAGTTTCAAGAAGCTGTTGACGCTCTGCTTCTAACTGTTCAATACGAGCTTCACGCTCTTTCTTTTGTTTGACCAGCTGCCTGATTCTTTTTTCAGCACCTTTGGTCTCTATACCTTCCAACTCAGGAAGTTCTTTAGACGCCTCTACTGCTTCTACTGCTGCTGCTGCTGGTGGTTCAGGAGACGCTTCTTCTACCTCTGGTTCAGCGTCTTCAACTTCAAACTCAATTTTTTCTTGTTCACTTGCTGGAGAAAGATCAACCTCACTCCACTCTGTTAGCTCTTCCGCTACGTTTTCTTTTGCTTCTACTTGCTCTTCCGACATTCTTACTGTCTCCTCATAGTGTGCGAATACTAAGGTTACGCCATAGTAATATATTTAACACATTTAAGTACCTAATACAAGGGTGGTATCTAAATCTTCTGGATTATCAATTTTCATCAGAACTTGATCATCAAAAATAAGAAGTAGCTTGACGCCTTTATAAACAAACTTTGTGCCTACCAACTTCTGATAACATACGTGGTCACCTTCTTTACACCAAGCTCCACCAAGAAACTTATCCTTGTCTTCGTAGGCCAGAGTTCCTACCTTGAGTACACGGCCCACCGTGGTGAGATAAGCAATATCATCCCTAGCTCTCTCTGGGAGAATAATTC